ATTGATGAAATTCCTGTAATTACAAATTTTTGACTTATATATCGGTCAATAGAACTAGTTCCAGAAAACCAAATATAAAACAAAGATAAAGCAGAAATTACAGGTATTAAGTAATCATTTGTAATGATCACAAAAAATATATCAAAGAAAAGAATATGACCCGAAAAACCATTGATTAATAATGTGATTTTTTGATCTATACTTATAATGCCCATATCTAAATAATAATTAGTAATAATCTTTATAATTTATATTTGTTTAGAAATTTAATTTAAAAATCTTTTCATTATAAAAAAACCACTTAACTTACATAATAGTAATGAAATAAGTAATGATAAACAAAAATAAATTGATTGTTGAAATCCAGCTATACCACCATCTATATCATTAATATTTCTTAGAGAAAAAAATTCCAAAAGCGAAATTTTTTCATCTATATATATCATTGGTAAAAGAAAAAAAATTACCGGTGCAAAAACCAATAATATTATCCCAAAATATAAATTGAATAAAGTATTTGATGTTAACCATAAATTCTGAATTCTATATGTATATGAAACTAATTGAAGTATCCCTATACCCATCATTACAACCATTAACATATATTCAAAAATAAGTATCAATATTAGTTAAATTCTAGTACACCAATTCAAATAATCTGAATTCTCACCTGTAACCGTATCAAAATATTTTTTTTGTAAGTTTTTCGTAAATTCCCCAATTTTACCTTCAGATATTTTTCTATTATCAATATTATCAAAATCTGCTTTCCATATAGGTGTTGCCCAAAACTCATTTTTTTCAAACTTGTGAGTGATTTCTAATTTATCTGTCATAGTAATTATAATCTCATATTTTATATAGACAAAAAAAGGGGTAATTAAACCCCTAATGCCTCTTCCAAAGCTGAATTGTATCTGGGTCTGTGTCTATATGCTTTGGCAACTTCATCCCAACCACGACCAACTTTGGTTCCTGTTTCATCTTCCATATACTTATCAATCCAGTATAAGATATATGAAACAGTACGATCCATATTATCCCAACGAGTATCTCTACAAATACTAGTATCCTTAAAGAACTTTCCAGTCTTCCACTCTTCGGTAATATGGGTAACACCATCCCATTCAGTACCCATCGTGTTACCTTTTTCTTGTTCAATCAATTTCCATGCTTGAATAAGTTTCTGGTTTTTGGGACCATAATGACGTAAACTCAAAAGAGCAGCAGCAATAAATGGTTGACACCACTTATCTTTTTTAGTCATAAATTCATCAAGTGCTTGTAGACAACCGTTAATCATCCAATAAGCAAGTTCATCTCTTAATTGTTCTGAACCTTTAATAGTAGTTTGATTCCATTCAGTTGGTTTAACAAGATGACATGCCTTATTCATTCCTGAAATAATCTGTCCTTGTGTTAACTTTTCTGACTTTGGAGCATAATCATAGAATCCTGTAAGGATACCATATATCTTTTGCTGATTCTTTTCAGTAGCTTCAGCAGAATCAAAGCAATCATATGCTTCTTTAATCTGATCTAAATCTTCATAGTCATATATGATTGCTACTAATTTCTCTGGAAGATAGTCTGATCCTTCCTGTTCCCAATTCATTGCACGAGTATTGCCGTCATTTCTGAATACCATGCCTTTTGGATATAATTTTCCAGCAACCTCACAATCTTGTGTAAGTCTAACCAAATGAACAATGCAGTGTTCTGGTCTTACCTTCTTTAAATACTTTCTTGCCTTACCTAATCTTGCCTCTGTATTTCTCTGACAAGGAACTTCTGGTAAGTTCAAAAATTCTTGCAACGAATAGTTGCTATTCACTGAAATGTTTCCAGTAAAATCTTTAGTTTCCATTTTTTAACCTATAATAGACCACTCACATATCATCAACCCTAAAGAAGATGGTGTTTAAACACGGAGTTTGTGGTTTAATGTAAATATTATAGCATAAAAAAAGACCCCTGTAAAGGGGTCTTTGTAAAAAAGGATATATTTCCTTTCTTCTTACATAAGGTTAGAAACCTTAACTCTTCTGTAGTAACGGTTAGCGTTCTTAGTAAGAGTTCCAAGTCCCTGTGTAGTACCTTGTGAGAATGGGTTCTCGACGATGCCGTAGCGAGTCTTGAATCCAATTTTTGGTTGGAATGTATCCTGACCAACTGCACGAACCATCTGTAGAGGAACGTATGGGCAGTAGAACAGTCCAGCGTCATAAGGTGAAGAACCTTTGTAACCGATAACGTAGTACTGGTTAGCAGATACGTTAGCAGAATAAGGATCGATATACACTCTATACTTACCTTGAAGAACACCAGCAAATGTATTGCCTGTGTCATCTACGTTCAAGTTAGCATTAAGTGCAGGGGTGTAGTCAAGAACACCAGCCATTGTTAGAGCAGAAGCAACGTCAGCGGAGCAAAGGATCATGTTGCCCTTTCCACGACGAGTTCTTTGTGCGATGGCGTTTGCGTCTCTTTCGATCTGGAAGATCAATCCCTTGAACTTCTCAACACTCCATCTTCCGTTTGAGTCGGTATCGAGGTCGAATGTACCAGCAGCAGCAACGTTTGCTTGAGCACCAGGCTCTGCTACGTTGTAGATAGTACGGATGACTTCACGGTTGATCTCAGCAAGAATCTCAGTAGAAAGAATGTTAGCAAGTTCTGCTTCTGCATTCAATCCGTGGATTGCTTTCAAGTCTTGAGCGAGTTCTAGTGAGTACTCAGCTTTCAACGCACGAGATTTAGCAGTAACTGTTACTTTCTCGATGCTGAATGCCATCTGGTTGAACTGGTCACCAGATCCGTCTCCTAGATCTTCAGCGGAGTCTGTACGCATACCCTGACCAACGTTGTAGTCAGTAGCGTTTGATTGAGCAGCAGTAGGATTAAGAAGTCCTGGATTAGAACCCTGCTGTGCGGTTGTACCTAAACCAACGGCGGTATTAACGTCGCCTGTAGATACATCGAAGCCGTCATTCTGACCAGAGAATGCTGTATCTGCTTCGTTGAACAATGCTTCTGTGCCACTTTGTGTCTTGTAGCGAGAACGCATTGCGAAGATTAGTCCAGTAGGACCATTCATTGGTTGAACACCTGCAAGGTCATATGCGACCAAGTTAGGCATTGCTCGTCTGATTAGAGAAATCAATACGGGGTCGAAACCAGCAACTGGACCTGCAGCAGTAGCGTCAGCAGAGAAACCTGCATTGGCACCTGATTGGGTATTTACGTTGGGGGCTTCTGAAAGAAATTCACTCTCTTCACGGAGTTCTTTTTCTTGGTTTTCAAGCAGGATTGCGGTTACAGATCGACGATGTGCGTCCTTAATTGGATCTAGACCATCATAGTCTAGAATCGGTGCCCACTTCTCCTGCAAGTATTCAGAATTGTACATCTGCATTTGAAATTTACCTCTTACGGATTTTGTTGTTTGAAATAATCATCTAAAAATCACTTTTTAGCAGCTCTAGAAAGCGTATTCAGATAGGCTTGCATTCTGGGATTAACTTCCTCAGAAATTACCTCATCAGTAGAAACCTCTTCTGAAAGATTTTCAGAGATGCTCTTTGGAGCACTAGTTTTACTTGGGAAATAAGATTCCTTAAGTGTTGCTAGTTTCTCACGATAGTCTGTCTCACTTTCAAACTCAACATTTTCAGCAAGAGTAGCGAGCTTGTCTTTCTGAGTGTCTGCAAGACCCTCTGCGACATCAGCGAAAATAACATCCGCTGTGGACTCTGCTAATCTGCGATTAAGAGCAACATTGCGATCAATCTGCTCATTGAGTTTATTCTCCATTTCATCAAGCTTATCTACCATACTATTAAGTACATCATATTTTTCTTCAGGGATAGTTACATAATGTTCTTCAAAAAGACCCTTCATTCCTTCTAGGAATGACTCGGTCATTTCTGTTTTAAGTCCAGTTTCTACTTGAAGAGCGTTCTCTTGGATCCACTCATCAGCAACATACTCAAGATAAGAATCAACTCTTTCAGTTAGAGTTTTCTTGATTCCATCTAACTCTTCTACAAGAGCATTAGCATAGGACTCATTTAATTCTTCTTTGATTTCTACAACCTTAGTTTTGATTGCAGTCTCAAAAATGTTTCTTGCCTTGTTTTGGAAGTCTTCTGAAAGTTCTTCACCTTCTAGAAGTGCCTGAACGTCTGCTTCAACGTCATAGGTCTCTTCTTCTTCGATGACTTCTTCTTCAGTAGATTCTTCTTCAGCAACAACTTCAGTACCTTCTTCTTCAGTCATTTCATTATTTTCTGTATTGTCATCTGATACATAATATTCCATAGTATCCTCTTCACTTTCAACTTCATCATAATCGTATTCACTATATTCATCA